GACGTCAATACGTTAAATATAGAGGTCAAGGATGAGAAAAGGTTTATACGCTAACATTCATGCTAAAAGAAAACGTGGTGGCAAAATGAGAAAAAAGGGTGCAAAAGGTGCTCCTACTGCAGCTAATTTTAAAAGAGCTGCACAGACTGCGAGGAAAAGATAATGACTAAATTATGTCCAAGAGGTAAAGCCGCAGCAAAAAGAAAATTTAAAGTATATCCATCAGCATATGCAAATGCTTATGCATCTAAAATATGTGCAGGTAAAATTAAAGATCCAAGCGGTGTTAAAAGAAAAGATTTTAAAGGACCTAAGCCTAATGCTGATGGCAACAGAACTTCACAACAACGTAAGTTAGTATCTAATGCGAGAAAAGTAATGGCAAAAGAGGGAGTTAAAACAATCATAGCTGCTGGTTGTGGCGCTGTTAGAGATAAGAGTAGAAAACAAACTAAACTATCGTAATGTCTGGACACAAAGGTTTAGCAAAGTGGTTTAAACAGGACTGGGTTGATATTGGTTCTAAGAAAAAAGGTGGAGGCTTTGCCAAGTGTGGTAGGTCAAAACTTAAAGCAGATAGAAAAAGAAAATATCCAAAGTGTGTCCCTGCAGCTAAAGCAGCAAGAATGACAGAAAGTCAAAGAAGATCTGCAGTGAAACGTAAAAGAAGTAAAGCTCAAGGAGTTGGAGGTAAACCTACCAACGTAAAAACATTTGCAATGAACGGTATGGATACAAGAAGAGCTGGTGCAGCAGTAAAAGGATTTGGGTTTAGAGGTGTCTTCTAAACGGCGGGATCCTAAAGTTGGCACGGGGAAGAAACCGAAAGGCAGTGGAAGACGTCTCTATACTGACGAAAATCCACGTGATACTGTGGGGATTAAGTTTGCTACTCCTACTGATGCCAGGAGGACTGTGGCGAAAGTTAAAAAAGTTAAAAAACCGTTTGCAAGAAAAATTCAAATCTTAACTGTAGGTGAACAACGTGCCAAGGTAATGGGCAAATCTAAAGTTGCAGCCATATTTAAAAAAGGAAAAGATGCCATTAGAAAAGCAAATAAAAGATGATATTCGTAAATGGTCTAGATTAAATCTAGAAGTTCCAAACAAACATTTAAATGGTATGCCTGCTTGTCCATTTGCTAAAAAGACTTGGGCAGATAGAAAAGTATTAATTAAAATTAAACAAAAAAATAAATGGTATAAAACAGAACTTAATAAAGAATTAGATAAATTAAATTTGGATAAACATGAAATATTAATTTTTTGTGATCCATATTTTAGTTACACATTAGATAATTTTCAAGACATTATAGATTCTTATAATTTTTGGTATAATCGTAAAGACATATATTTTATGGGTTTTCACCCTAGAGGGACTCCAACTTTAGAGGAGCATGCTTTTTTGGTAGATCCTGGACCAGAAGAGTCATATGATGGAGAGTTAGAGTATTCTATGATGCTTATACAAAAGTTCTCGCAATTACAGGAAGCTTCTGATAAATTACACAAGGCTGGCTATTATAATGGGTGGCCAAAAGAATACTACAATGAGGTGGTTAAATCGCGATATAAAACTTATAATAAAATAAGGAGATCTCTATGAAGAAAAAATCTGTAATGGCTCGTGGTGGAATGAAAACCAAAATGCGTGGCGGTATGAAAACTAAAATGCGTGGAGGTATGGAAACCAAAATGATGGGCGGAATGGGTACTAAGATGAAACCTACAATGAAGGGTGGATCTAGAACAAAGAAAAAATCTGCTAAAAAAGGTAAGAAGAGGAAGTAATGCCTACTTATGCATCAACAGCTAGTTTCGATTTATCGATCGACGAGATAGCAGAAGAAGCATATGAACGATGTGGTTTGCAAGTTCGTAGTGGATACGATTTGCAAACTGCAAGGCGTTCTCTTAATCTTATGTTAGCTGAATGGGCTAACAGAGGATTAAATCTTTGGACTATTCAATTACAAGAAAAAAGTATTGCTGCTAATACAACTAGTTTAACTGGCACAAGTTTGTTCGGGTCAAACGCAAATGACTCACAACAAATTGTAGATATTACTGATGTAGTTATCAGAGACACCAGCAATAATGATTTTAGCGCTACTTCTATAAGTAGATCAACTTATTTAAATTATGCAGTTAAAACAACCAGCGGAAGACCAACTCAATATTACTTTGAGCGTACGATAAACCCAACACTATTTCTATATCCTGCAGCTGATACAACGTATACTCTACGTTATTACGCTCTTGTTCGCATGTTTGATGCTGGTGATTACACCAATAATGCTCAGATACCTTTTCGTTTTCTTCCATGTATGACCGCTGGATTAGCTTATTACATTGCTATGAAAAAAACTCCAGACAGAATTCAATTATTAAAACAAGTTTATGAAGACGAATTTCAAAGAGCGGCAAACACTGACGGTGAGAGAACAAGTGTTTTCTTAACACCTAAATCATATTTACCGAGTGTGTAATGGGTAAATATGCATCAGGAAAATTTGCAAAAAGAATATCAGATAGATCTGGTATGGCTTTTCCGTACAACGAAATGGTTAAAGAATGGAATGGATCAACAGTTCATATAAGTGAATACGAAGAAAAGCATCCTCAAATAGAACCATTACCTATAGTAAATGATCCACAATCTTTAGAAAACGCAAGATCACAAATTGCTGTTTCAAGAGTTTTTGTAGGTGGAGCTAATGGACCTATAAATGCAGGAACAATAGTAGTAAAACCAGACGGATCTGATGCCACTTATACTGGAAGAGGATTTGGTTTAGCTGCTAATCGATTTGAAACCGCTGATCAAGTAGTTACACATACTAGAGCAGACGGGTCTACTTTCACTATAACGACTAAAAGCATGATGCCTTTAGAGCTGCAGGCACCGAAAAAACCTACAAGATTGCTATCTAGCGTAGGAAATGTTACAGTGAGTATATCATGAGTGACTACAGTGATCTATTAAGTAATGTTAGAGATTATACGGAAACTACGTCTGATGTATTAACAGATGCAATAATCAATCAATTTATAATATCTACAGAGGACAAACTTAGAAGAACTGTAGATTTAACTTATTACAGAAGATATGACACAGCTACTTTAACCATTAATAATCCCTTTTTGCCATTGCCAGGAGATTGGGAAGCAACGAGATATATACAACTAATAGATGGCTCTAATAATAGAACATTCTTGATACAAAAAGATATTTCGTTTATGAATGAATTTGCGCCAAATAGGACATCATCAGGAGCAGGTACTCCCAAGTATTATGCTGTTTATGATAATGATACCCATATGTTGGCACCAACCCCGAACGCTGCATTAACTGTAGAGCTCGCATACACGTACAAGCCACCTGTTCTTTCCAGTACGACTACATCGAATTGGGTTAGTCAGAACGCTCCAAACGTGCTTTTGTATGGTTGTATTTTAGAGGCACTTGGATACTTGAAAGGTCCAGCTGATATGATACAATACTACGATAAAATGTATAATCAGTCTGTACAGGCTCTTGCCACATATGAGATGGGGCGTGACCGTAGAGACGAATTTCGAGATGGCGTTATTCGTATCCCTCTCGAGTCTAGGAACCCATAGGAGATAATTATGGCAATTAACCAAGCTATATGTAATAGTTTTAAAGTGGAGATCCTGAAAGGCCTGCATGATTTTACGGCTACGACGGGGAATACTTTTAAACTAGCGCTATACGACAACGAAGCAACACTAAGTAAATCAACAACTGCTTTTCAACAAACTGACGAAGTAGCAAACTCAGGAACTTATACTGAAGGCGGTGGGACATTAACATCTGTAACACCTACTTTATCATCGGATACTGCTGTATGTGATTTTCAACCAGACTTATCATTTACAAGTGCAACAATTTCTGCACAAGCTGCTGTTATTTATAACAGCTCCACTGTATCTGGTTTAACTACAAACGCTGCGGTGTGTGTTCTTGATTTTGGTGCAGTTAAATCTTCAACTGCTGGTACGTTTACAATTACGTTCCCTGCTGCTGAAGCAACTGCTGCAATCATAAGAATAGCATAAGGAGATAAAAAATGGCCTCTATCCAAGGATGGGGCCGAGAAACTTGGAACAGTGGTGCCTGGTCTGAACAAGCACCTGTATCTGTTACAGGTATTGGCCTCACGTCATCTGTAGGTACTGAGACAGTAACCACTGACCAAAATATATCTGTATCAGGTAACCCACTTACCTCTACAGCAGGAAATGTTGTTGCAACAGGTATAGCGAATGCAACAATAACAAACGGTGCTTCCGCTACTTCAGCAAGAGGCGACGTTTCATTATCAACGGATCAAAATATATCTGTATCAGGTAACCCACTTACATCAACTGTGGGTGATGAATCTACAAGCGTAACAAGTACAACTGGTTGGAATAGAGACACTGACGTAAACACAGGTAGTTCTATTGGCTGGAGTGAGCAACAATGGGGCGCTGTTGGAGGATCATTTGCTGTAACTGGTCAACCTATGACTTCAAGCACTGGCGATGAGGCTATTGCGACAGATCAAAATATATCTGTATCTGGAAATCCATTAACATCTACAACAGGGACTTTTGCAGTTTCAGGTGATGGTCAAACTACAGTAGTAGTTGGTGCTGATACTGCTATGCAGTCGACAGTAGGAACGGCTGAGGCCGATCCTGAATTTGTAGTATTCCCTACAGGAAATGCAATGACTTCTGCTGTAGGAACGGTAGGCACATCAGTTTTTGTTACTGGCATTGGTTTAACATCTACCATAGGAGATGCTGAGCAAGAAACATCATATGAAGCACCTAGTGTATCAGCTACATCAAGTGAGGGTACAGTAAATATTAGAACAGATGTGGTCTTTACAATATCAGGAGTTTCTGGTACAAGTGCAACTGGTACTTTACAAGGGACCTTCTGGTCACAAGTAGATGACTCAAACAGCAATATAAGTTGGACTGAAGTTCATAAGGCTGCATAAAAGTTTTGACAAACTTTAAAATAATCATTAAATTTTAAATTAGGAGATTAAATGAGTTCAACATTTTCGACAGGTTTAAGAATAGAACTACAAACTACTGGAGAAAATTCAGGAACTTGGGGTACGATTACTAACAATAACTTTTCCCAAGTGTTTGAATTTGCTATTGCTGGTGTTTATGCAAAAACTCTATCTGGAACAGGTCCTACAACTTTAACAAATAATGATGGCCCACAATCTCAAGCAAACAATGAAGCAAGACAAAATCAAATAATTTTTTCTGGAACAATTTCTACTACACACATAGTA